ACAGCATTTCAATTTGTTGGAGAAGTAACTCTAGCAACTAGTAGTTTTACAGATAACGTAACAAATGCAAACTTAGGAGAACTTATACCTTCTACGTATTGGATTGCGCCTCCTGACGAACAAACCTCTTTATATCCAAACGGTGCTATGAAAGGATTAACCGCATTACCAAACGGTATATTTGCTGGTTTTACAGGTAAGAGACTTTGTTTTTCCGAACCGTTTTTACCACACGCATGGCCTGTAGCTTTTCGTACTACACTTGAAGATACCATTGTAGCAATTGGAACTACAGGGAATGGGTTGTTTGTAGGCACAGAGGGCAACCCTTACTTCGTAACAGGAGTTGATCCACAGTCCATGACTTCTGTTCGTATAGAGGCGGCTCAAGCATGTCTAAATAAAAGATCTATGGTTGATATGGGGCCGTATGTTATCTACGCGTCTCCAGATGGTTTAGTTGCTGCAGCAGGCACTGACGTTCGGGTAGTCACAGAAGGTTTGATAACTCCAAAACAATGGCAATCTGATTTTTACCCATCTACGATACAAGGTTTTTTATGGCAAGGTAAGTATGTAGGCTACTATGCTAGCGGTTCAAACTATGGTGGCTTTATGTTTGACCCTAGGGGTGGTAAAAATGCACTTACAACTTTGACTCAAACTTCTAGCACTAGTACAAAAGGCGGTCACACCGACCCAGATACTAACGAACTGTATGTAATAGAAGGTAGTAATGTAAAAGAGTTTCAAGGTAGCACTACAAACGAGTCCCTTACTTTTAAGACTAAAGAATTTGTGCCTGTTAAACCAACTAAGATGGCTTTTGTAAAAGTAGATGCCGAAGCATACAGCGGAGATGGTATTACAATCAAAGTATTTGGAGATGGTAGTTTGTACTACCAAGCAATCATTACAGCTTCTGGCAGCGCGTTTAGTGTAACGGGACAAACTCCTAGCTTTAGTGCTACTACTATACCAGAACCTATTCTCAGACTACCTTCAGGTATTTACAAAACCTATGAGATACAGGTAGAAGGAGCTCACACGATTAATGAAATCTGCATAGGGGAGTCCATAGACGAACTGAGGGCGGTGTAATGAGTACAACTGGGACAAAGTTACCAGCTATAGTAGCCGTACCGAGCAATGCAGACCCGCAGTTAAAAAAGACTTTAGACTCTCTTATTGAAGTAGTTCAAGTTTTAATAGGGAGAAGAGGAGACCCAAGAGACAGAGCTGTAACGTTACGAGAGCTAGTAAAATCAGGTCTCGCGGAAGAACTATTAGATAATCCTTTTAGTATAACTTCTGGTACAGGCTTTGTAGACTTCGGCCCGCCCTCTGCTCTTAATGATGTAACAATCCCTCCAGCACCTACAGGACTTGCTGCAAGCGCAGCTTTTACTACAACTGTAGTATCTTGGGATGACCCACAGTTTGGTAATTTTGCATTTGCTGAAGTTTTTAGAGCAACTTCTAATAATATAAGTAACGCTGTTTTAGCAGATACTACCACAGCATCTATATGGTCAGACTCAAACGACTATAATCAAACATTTTACTACTGGGTTAGGTTTGTAAGCACTTCTGACATACGTGGTCCGTTTGCTGGATCTGTTAATGCTACTACAGCAGCAAACATAACAGCTGTGATGACTAGTTTAAGTCAAACTTTAGCAGATTTACCTGGGTACAATTTATTAGCCACTAGCGCGACAGCAGCTACAATTATAAAAAGCTCTAGCCAACCTAGTACTAGAGGAGACGGAAGTTCTATACAAACAAACGATATTTGGTTTGATACAGATGATGGTCAAATATATACAAGAAACGCAGCTAATAATGCATGGGTGGCTGGGCGTGATGCAACTTTAGTTACTCTTGTTGGTAGCACAAGTTTCACTGGTAGCACTTTAACTGGTGCTTTGGCTACAGCTCAATCTGACATTGTTACAGTTACAAATTCTCAAAGTGCTACAGCTAGCTCTTTGACTAGTCTTACTAGCACAGTAGGAACTAACACTAGCTCTATCTCTACTTTGAATACGACCACTGCGAGTCATACAGGGGATCTGAATGCGATGTTTGTATTACAAGTGTCTACAGAGTCTGACGGTAGTAAGTCTGCAGCAGGCATGGTTGTTGGTTCTAATGCAAGTGACGGATCAGGAGCTCAGTCCTATGTACAATTTCAAGCAGACAAGTTTGTAGTATGGAATGGCAATAACGCTAGCACTGCACCTTTTATAGTATCTAGTAATACAGTTTTTATAAAAGATGCGATGATTCAAGATGCAGCCATAACAAGTGCTAAGATCGCGTCGTTAGCTGTGGATGAAGCTCGCATCGCTAATGCAGCTGTGACAAATGCAAAGCTTGGAGACGCATCTATAAGCACTGCTAAGATTCAAGACGCAGCTATAACAGATGCTAAAATTCTTAACGCAGCCGTGACAAATGCGAAGATCGCTAACGCTGCTATAGACACTGCTAAGGTTGGTAGCTTGTTTGCAAACTCTCTTAGTGGAGATGTATCAAAAGGTGCTGCAGTTAGTTTAGCGTCTACTGTTTATATAGTTAATAATAGTAATACATTCACTCAAGTTCTTGAGCTATCTCTACCAAAACCTACTCACCCAACGGGCTGGTTACCTTATGCTAACTTTCATATAAATAGGATGCAGACTGATAAGAACTCCTGGTATCACATTGTTATTGAAATGGCCCCATTTAACGTAAATACTTCTGGTGGAACTGCTGCAGAAACCGCTTCTACTAGCTCAGCAACTTCTGCATTTGGGGTAGGCCATGACCAAAGTTCTATTACTGTAAATAGTGAGACTATTGCCAACGGAGCAACGGGCTCTTACGTAGAAGTAGCTAGAATAACCACTGTCGCCGTAGATACTACATTAGGTGGGGGTACTTTCTCTATAGCTGGAACTTGGGGAGCGGCTTCTACTAACGTAACATATGGTATAAAAGCACGTCTCAGGGTATCAGGAGACGCAAACGTTATTGGAGATAGTAACGCTGCAGGTAACATAGCCTTATACCAAGCTACTGGATTTTTAATGGGAGTAAGATAATGAGTCAACCATACTATTACAACTGCACTCTAATAAGAGTGATTGATGGAGATACAATTGATGTAGATATAGATCTTGGATTCAATGTAGTTTTATCTAAACGCAGAGTGCGTCTGATGGGCATAGATACCCCAGAATCTAGGACTAGGAACCTAGTAGAAAAAGCTCTTGGTCTAGCTGCAAAAGACCGTTTAATAGAGTTGTGTGGAGAGAAACTCCAATTACTTTCACAAGGCACTGATAAGTATGGAAGAGTTCTAGGCGTACCTCATACTGTTGATGGTCAAGACATTTGTAAAATTTTAATTGATGAAGGCCATGCTTGTGAGTATTACGGCGGTAAAAAAACTAAAGTTTGGGGGGTAGAATAATGGCTTGGGTCCAATGGGTAGATAACGCAGTTGTAGGCAATGCAGTATACGAAGAAAAAGGAACAGGCGACAATTGGAGAGAGCTAACAGTAGTCGATGAAACTTGTACTGATGCTCAAGAGCTTGTTATTGTAGAAGAAGGAGGAGTTCTCAAAAAGAAAGCAGTTGATAGAACTTTGACCTATGCTGAAAAAAGAGTATTAGAATATCCGCATTTTAGAGATCAATTAGACATGATGTACAAAGACCAACTTAATGGAACTACTACTTGGAAAGATGCTATAACCGCTATAAAAGAAAAGTATCCAAAAGAATAAAGATTGTTGTAAAATAAAAACGTGATTAATAGACCTATAAACTATAAAGAAAAAACTACGTACAGAGATGTATGTACTAAGAAGTATTCTACTGTACAAAACCACGACGGTTCTGTTCCTGGTGTAACACCGAATACTAAGTTTATGGACACTAAATCACATCGTAAGTTTAAAAACACAATAGCGGAGTACTAATATGGCTATGCACAGCAAAGGAAAAAAGAAGAAGAAAAAAGGCATGACTAAAAAACCCAAATCTATGAAAATGAGAAAGATGAGAGGGTACTAGTGAGAAGGCTATCTCCTAAACAAAAAAAGATAGCTCGAGTTGCTAAGCCTCGTAATCGTATTACAGGTGCAGATTTTAAAGCCCTGAAACGTAAGAAAAAAAGAAAAAAGTGAAAGAACAAGAACAAACACCTTCTACGGCGTTTGAGAGGGAGTGTGCTCTTAGGTTTGATTTTATTGAAAAAAGATTAGACGAAGGGTCAAATAAGTTTAGACGTTTAGAAGCATTGCTATGGGGTGTTTACCCTGTAGTTATAACTTGTTTGTTAGCTACTAGGTATCTCTAGTGGAAGATATTACTTTATTTATAGCGGAAGTTGGGTTCCCGATAGCCGCTGCCCTTGGGCTAGGTATATTCATATGGAAGCTCATTAATAGAATTATAGATGGTATGGAGACCAAACTTGATACCTTAGATGATAAACAGGCAGAACTAATATCCAACATGGAAGAAAGGCTAGGCACTAAACTGGACTCACAGCATGGTATTTTAGTAGCTCTGATAGACAGAGTTCGTAGTCTTGATAACGAAATCATACGTCAGGATACTATGATAAAAACTATACTAGGTGTGCCACAGTTAATAGACACAGATAAAATTGCTAAAGCGGATAGAGATGATCAACGCAAAGACTAATGGCCAAGCAACAGAATCAAAAGCTAAAAAAAGCTTTAATATGCAAGCGTATAAAGCAACAGAAGGACAGGCGTAACAGATGACTAAAAAAATATTTGAAAAAGAAATACAAAAAGAAATGAATTGGGTTGGCACGGCTGTAATATCTTTTACCCTTTTTATTGTATTTTTATTTTTCTTCACAGTTTTAGTTGTTGCTAATCAGGTAATAGCTGACAAGAATATAGAAGAATTTAAAAATGATAGCTTCGTAAACATAGATGCGTAGAGAACAAGCAAAAGTTTTATTAGTAATCTGTGTGATTGGATTATTCTTAACTGTCACAGGTGGCTTGCTTCTAGCAGACGAAATGACACACAAATTTAAGAACCCTAGCTTCTCGGGTATAGGCACTTCTAGTCACTATCTAACAATAGAAAATCAAGAGTTCAATAGAAAAGAAGCCATAAGAGAAGAAATAAAAGCGTATCAAGAAGATCTAGAACGTGAAGCAGAAAATACAACCTTAGCTAGATTCATACGTAACTTAGAGAGTAGAATATATGCGCAACTAAGCAGGCAACTGGTCGATAGCCTATTTGGTGAAACTGCATCAGAGTTTGGCATTTTAGAATTAGAGGGTAACACCATAGAGTATAGGGTAGAAGACGATAAAGTAACATTAGTAATTACAGATGAAGAAGGCAATACTACAGAGATTACCGTACCTCTTGGTTCTTTTACTTTCTAGTTGTGCCTTACTCGTAGACCCTTTAGACAACGGAGTACCTCCTATAAGAAGCATTGAGTCAGCGCAAGTTGGTGCTTTACTTACAAACTTAACAGAAGTCCCTTCTCCTATACGAAAGCCTGTAGTGGCTGTATACCCTAAATCTTTTAAAGATGACACAGGGCAACGCAGGAGTAATAGCCAATATGCTAGTTTTAGCACAGCGATTACTCAAGCACCTGATGCTTATCTAATTAGAGCTTTGAAACACTCGGGTGTGTTTGACGTAGTAGAACGCAAAGGACTAGACCACCTTACCAAAGAAAGACAAATCATACGTACAACGCGCGAATCTTTTGATGAGAAGCAACAAGTAAAACCTTTGCTTTTTGCTGGTTTAATCATGGAAGGAGGAGTTATAGGGTATGAGTCTAATGTTAAATCGGGCGGGTCTGGAGCCCGTTATCTTGGGATTGGAGGCTCCAAAGAATACAGACAAGACTCAGTAACCATATCCTTACGAACTGTATCTGTTTTAACAGGTAAGATATTGATAGAGGTCTTAGTAAGTAAGTCAATATTGAGTGCAGCGGTATCTTCTGATGTGTTTAGATTTTATGCAAATAACACTGAACTAGTTGAAATTGAGAGCGGTATAGTAGAAAATGAGTCTATAAACATTGCTCTACAGATGGCAGTAGAGACAGCAGTTTTACAAACAATAGAGGAGGGCTATGAAAAAGGCTATTGGAAACATGAAAAAACTGACGTTGATGAGCCTAGTTGCGATGATGAATGTATCGCTGCTATACGCGGCTGATAATGAAATATTCATAGATCAATCTGGTGCTACATCTAATCTTGATATAGAACAAGTCGGCGGCGGCGGTAACATCATAGGTGGTGCAGATGCAGAAGCAGGCTCTATGACGGCACTAGATTTAGATGGTACAAGTATGACCTTAGATGTATTACAAAAAGGTGCATCTAATAAATTCTTAGGTGATATCTGGGCAGACACTTATACAGGTTACTTTTCTTTTATAGGAGACAGTAATACTTTTAACATGTCTACAGACGAAACAAATGCTACAGGTGCAGATGGTTCTAATGTAAATGTTCAGTTCACAGGCAACACAAACACAGCAACTTTGAATCACGCTATGACAGCTCTTGCTGCAAACTTGGATTTAGATTGGATAGTCCAAGGTTCAGGTAACACTATAACTTCTAATATTGATGTTGATGGTGCTACTAACTACATGGACATAGATGGTGATGATAATACTGTTACTTATGATGGTGACGGCTATGCAGGTGGTTACTTCTACCTAGACCATACAGGAAGTACGAGGACTTTTAATATAGACCAAGAATCTACACAAGATAATGACTGGCTCAAGATTACGTCTGTTGGCTCTAATGGCACAGTATGTGTTACTCAGTCAGACTCAGGTAATTCATTCGTCTGTTGATATAGGGTCTATATCTGAGCTCAGAGGCAACGCACAAGTCTTAAGAGACAAGCCTTATGGCGCTGAACTAGAGTTCAACATACAACAAATGGACGATGTTCGTACAGAGGCGGGCAGAGTTGCTATAACATTTGAAGATGATTCTACAGTTAAATTAACTGAACATTCTAAACTGGTCATAGATGAGTATATCTATGACCCTGACCCTTCTAAATCAAAAATGGCCTTGAAGTTTGCTAGTGGCACAGCAAGGTTTATCACAGGCAAATTCAACAACAAAAGTAACATATCTATACGTACGCCTACAGCAGATATAGCTATTCGTGGAACTGATTTTACTTGTACCGTAGATGAGCTTGGCAGGTCATTAGTTATACTATTACCAGATGAAAACGGTATATCTAGTGGCGAGATCCTCGTATCAACAGCATCTGGTAGTGTTACGTTAAACAAACCTTACCAGGCAACAACTGTATCTGTATACGAAAGCAATCCAACAGCTCCTGTTGAGTTAGATATTACGCTAGATTTAATAGATAACATGCTAATCGTAAATCCTCCAGAAGAAACCGAACAACAGTTAGAAGAAGCACGGTCAAAGACTACAGTAGACTATTTAGACTTTGAAGATTTAGATATTGATTATCTAGCAGAAGATTTTCTAGAAACAGAAGAAGACCTAGAGTTTACTGAACTCGATGTTGATATGCTTGCTACAAACTTCTTAGAAGATCTACTAAATGTTATTGATGCACTTGCTATAGATAAAGAAGAAGACCAGCTCAAGCAGGGTGGTGTAGGCATCCGTATAGTAGGCACAGAGATAGGACAAGATAAAGATACGCAGATAACTACAATAGTATCTGGGCAGAATATAAGTTTGACTAGGACTGTAAATCAAAGTGCTAAGGTAAATCTAGACGGCTCTGGTAGCTACACAATAGTATTTATACAAGATGGTGTAGCTAATACAGTTAAGGTTAATGGTGGTTCTTCAACTACAATAACAATTAAGCAAGGGACAGGATGAAAAAATTACAGTTTGGGGTTTTATTAATATTACTTAGCTTGCCTTTAGTTTATTCAATACCTTTACTAGAAGTAATCAAACTAAAAACTTTTGATGCTTTAGTGCCTGAGCAATCTCCATCAGACTACTTTACGATATTAAATATCACAGAAGAAGATATAGCTAATGAGGGTGGGTATCCTTTATCACGTCAGACTCTTGCACAAATACATATAAATCTTTTGCGTAGAGGCGCTATAGGCGTTGGGTGGGTTATGGCTTTTCCGCAACCTGACAGATTTGGTGGTGACTTTGAGTTTTCTGAGGCACTCTCCTTCTCTCCAAGCGTACTTGCTATGTTTGAAAACAACACGAACGAATATCCTGCAACCACGGGCACAGTGATACTCGGTGACGGAACAGGTGGCATCCCGGCAGAAGGTGTAATACAAAACATAGAAGTGTTGAAACAAAACGCTAGCCAAGGGATTGCAGTCGCTAGAACCGATATTGATAATCTAGTTCGTAGGTTGCCTTTACTCATGCGTACTCCTGATGGATGGGTGCCTGCATACGGTACAGAAGTTCTTAAAATTTTAGCGGGTGCAGACACTTATGTCATAAGATCTAGTGATGATGTAATACAAGAAATACGTGTTAAAGGGCTTCCACCAGTTAAAACAGACAATTTAGGGCGTAAGTGGATAAGTTTCGTGAATACCTCACAAACTAATCTTGGTGAGATGGATGTAGAAAACAAGTTTGTTTTTGTAGGATTTACTGCAAAAGGCATATCTCCGCAAATAGCTACGCCTGTGGGTTTGTTAGAGCCACATAAAATACAAGCAGCTCTTGCAGAATCTATACTCATACAAGATAGTCCTTACATACCAGACTACTCTTTTGCGGTAGAGTTTTTAATTTTTATAGTTGGAGTAGTGCTTATTTGGGTCTGCTTACACGTTTTTGGAATTACACTAGGGCTTGTAAGCGCTATATCTATATTATTACTTACAGCAGGTTACGGATTCTACACAATCAGTAATGCAGTTCTCGTAGATGTAACTTGGGCTCTTATTTCACAGTTTATAACAGCTACAGTAGCTTTTTACTTACGTTTCAGAGAACAGTACAAGCTACGACAACAGATCAAAAAGCAGTTTGAACACTATTTAGACCCTAGACAAGTAAAAGCTTTACAGAAAGACCCAAGCCTACTGAAGTTAGGTGGAGAAAAAAGAGTTTGCACGTATCTATTTACAGATGTACGTGGGTTTACTGCAATGAGTGAGAACATGGATCCCGAACGTGTGACTCAAATTATGAATAGAGCACTTACTATACAGTCAGATGCAGTTAAGAAATACGGCGGAATGGTAGATAAGTACATAGGGGACGCAATGATGGCTATATTTAACGCACCTCTTGACTTACAAGACCATGAAAAAGCAGCAGTGCTTTGTGCGCAAGAAATACAAAAAGAATTTAGAGAATCAGACATTGGAGTTTCAATCGGAATCGGCTTGAATACAGGTGAAGCGGTTATAGGCAACCTAGGTTCGTCTACCAGGTTCGATTACACAGCTATTGGTTCTGCTGTAAACATTGCAGCCAGATGTGAATCAAGTTGTAAAGCTGTAGGTGTTGATTTAATAATTGCAGAACCCACAGCTATAGCTTCTGGTATGACCTTAAAAGTCTTAGAACCTATAGAAGCGAAAGGTATTACAGAACCTTTGAAAATCTACACTTTATAGGTAAAATAAAAAGACCACTACAGGAGTAAACTATGGCAGGAAGAATAAAAACAGGCCCTAAAATGGGAATGGCAGGCGACATGGAAGTAGCAGAGTACCAAATGAAGCCAAATGTGCCTAACAGTGCTAATGACATGATGAGAGATCCTCTACAAGTTAGAAGGCAACTAGGCATGATGCCTATGTTAGGAGAACCTATGACCACGTATAAAGACGATTACTAATGGCTAGAATGAAGAAAAAGCCTTCTATGAAGGTAAAGAAAAAAAGTCTAACTAAACGTCAAGATGCGGCTATGAAACGCCATTCAAAACATCATACGGCTGCACACATGAAATATATGAAACGTCGTATGCTGATGGGCGACAACTTTAGAACTGCACACAAGAAAGCGCAGAAACAAGTTGGCAAGTAGTATGGCTCGTAACTACCGTGCTGAGTATGATAATTATCAAGGCAGTAAAAAACAACTGAAAAGAAGAGCTGGACGTAACAAAGCTAGGCGTATGATGATTAGATTAGGTAAAGCTAAAAAAGGCGATGGTAAAGATGCTCATCATAAAGACGGAAACCCTTTAAATAGCACACCAAAAAATATTAGAATGGAATCTAAGAAGTCCAATAGGTCTTTCCCAAGAACAAAAACAGCTCGTAAAAAAAGGAGATAATATGGCTACAAGAACTGCAAAAAAGAAATCAGCTAGAAAAACTAAAAAGAAAAGTGGGGCTAAACCTACTAATCCAGCTTTGTATGCAAGAGTAAAAGCTGAAGCTAAACGAAAGTTTAAGGTCTATCCCTCAGCATATGCCAATGGGTGGTTAGTTCGTACATATAAGAAAAGAGGTGGAGGCTATAGGTAAAAAGTGAAAAGGAAAAAAAGAGACCCTAAAGTAGGCACAGGTAAAAAACCTAAAGGGTCTGGTCGTAGATTGTATACAGACGAAAATCCTAAAGATACTGTCCGTATAAAATTTGCTACTACTGCTGATGCTAGGGCAACAGTTGCTAAAGTTAAAAAAATTAAAAAACCTTTTGCTAGAAAAATACAGATATTAACTGTAGGAGAACAAAGAGCTAAAGTTATGGGTAAAAAACAAGTTGCAAGTATTTTTAAAAAAGGAAAAGAAAGCATAAGAAAAGCGAGGAAAAAAAGTGGCTAAACCTACTGGCGGATTAACTGCGTGGTTTGGGAAAGGCCCCAAAGGAGATTGGGTTGATATAGGTGCGCCTAAGAAAAAAGGAAAGTTCCAACCATGTGGTAGAAAATCTGCTAAAGGTAAGAGTAAAAGAAAATACCCTAAGTGTGTGCCAAGAGCAAAAGCGAAAAGAATGACAGCAGCTCAACGAAAGAGTGCTGTTAGAAGAAAACGCGCAGCAGGTAATCCTGGAGGAAAACCTAGAAACGTGCGTACAATTGTTAAGAAGAGAAAAACTACACGTAAGCGCAGAAAAAAATAACTATTGGTTTCTTACTTGTTTTATAAGTTTAGCTAAGTACCACTCAGCTTTATGTAGGTCTTCGATCCCGTTTTTTTCTTTATACCTTGTGACATACTTAATTATGTTGCCCTCTAGGTATCCTAAATCATGAGCAAGTATGTAATCTGTAGTCTCGATTGATTTGTTGTAATAAGGTGGATTAATTTTATCCGACATTCTAACCTCCTGTTGTAAGCACACTAGTTAATTTGTCTATATATTCATTGAAACTAAGTGCTTGTTCTAAAAATTCTTTAACTGTGAAAAATGTTTTGTCTATATCCTGTGTCATTACAATTTTATCTGCAGCTCCTACTACTACGTAAGCAGGCACACTGTGGCTTATAGCTCTTTTTAACCATTCTTTTTGTTGTGTAGAAGTATTGATTGAGATTTTAGAAGTTGATTTCACAGGTATCTTTCTATGGTATTTGTATTCTACAAACATACAGCCTGCTAGGCCGCTGTAGTATACGTCAGGCACGCCTCCGTGGTATGCATCATTGATTTTCCAACGATATATTTCTTTGGAGAGCGCTTTGTGGATCTTTGCTATAAATGTTTTCTCGATCACCGAGCCAAGTATAGCATATAGGAGAGTGCATACATGGTGCGACAGTATGTGACGCACCATGTAATACAAACATAATATTAAGCTGAAGCTTTAGGTAAGGCTTCATAGACTGACTTAGCAAAGTCGTAGTGGTCTTTGTTGACCCACCCTTGGTTTTCAACTGAAATATTATAGAACGCTTTACCCGTTCTGTTTTCGGTACGAGCAGAAGACATCGTCCATACAGACGCGAATCTATCTCCACCTAAACGCATTATTTGAGTGTTCCATTCTCTACTTACACGAAGCTTTGAACTTGCACAATCAAATATAAAAGGTGTTGTATCTAACTCACCTGTTTTTTCATCGATTCTAATCAATGTATGCGAGTGAGTTTGAGTGATATCATAATCCTCAAGGTTGTTGCCTTCTGCAGTTAATGCATCCATTGCATCAGCTTGAGAATTAAAGGTACCAAATAAACCACCACCTTTTTCACGTTTTTTCCAAACAACGTATTCGTCTCTAAAGTAAACGTTTATAACCGTTAGTTTATTTCCATATACTTCGTTTGTTACAGTGTTAAAGAAATCACCAACTTTGGCTCCTTCTAAATAATCACTGTGTTCTGGATCAACCTCGTTGTTAGCACTTTGCAGTTGCTTTACACGAGGAGTTTGCAGATGGTCTGCAGTAATACCTTCATTACCAAGACCAGTGCCCTTTTTTATGTGAGCGGGCATCTCACTTGCTTTTATAGCTATATCGTTCATCGTACGTACTCCTTTTTTCTTTGATATAGTTACTATTTAGACCTGAAGTTAATTCGGGTCAGCTCAGTTGCTGCAACACCTGGAACGTCTTGTCCCATTTGTTGCAGCTCTCTGTAAGCGGTTGCAGACATACGTTTTTGTAACAACTCAAACTGACCAGTGTCAATTATGTGTTGGTGAACGCTGTCCCAATCGTCTACAGTGGGTACAATTTCTTTTTTAATTGAAACTGTACACACATTATTACCAATCCTATCCACTCCTTGGTTTTCAAGATTAGAAATAATTCGGTTTTCTAACTCATTAATCGATTGTTTAAGAGTTTTTTCTTCTGCTTGTAGCTCTCTTAACGATTGTTTTGAGTCGTGAAGATCATTTAAAAGATCATCCATAGTTAGTTCTGACATTAGTGTTTCCCCCATTGTTTAAATTCTGATATTGATTCATGTATATTTTTAATCATGACTGTAGCTGCTGTACCAGCTTGCTCTAATAAGTGTTGTGCTTTTTCTGGTGTATCAATTAAATTAGTAGAGCTGTATGTATGTTCAGCTTCTAACTCAGCCATTGCAAATATCAAAGCAGTTGCAAGCATTTCTTTGTCTTCTAAACACAGTTCTTCTATTTTTAGTTGTGTGCTTTCTGACATTGCATTAAGTATGTTTTTTGACATTATTTATCTCCGATAGAATATGTAATAAATTTTCCATTTTACCTAGTTTGCTATCTAGCTTTTTGTATACTTGTTTTTCCCAAGTATTTTTAGCTGCAATTAAAATGGTTTCAGTTTTTTGAGTTTGACCTGCTCTATGTATACGACGATTAAATTGTTGAAACTGTTCAGCGCTGTACGTAGGAGAACACCATATAGCAGTTGTAGCTCTAGTAAGTGTAAGCCCATGTGACGTAGATTGCGGGTGGGCGAACAATACTTGTATTTGTCCAGCTTGAAATCGCTGTACAATATCTTTACGTTTATGTGCTGGCACTGTGCCATCAATAAGTTCGTATGATATTTTGTCTCGTTCTGCGATAGCGATCAACGAATCACGCTCGTGCTTCCAATTGTATGCAACTAATGAGTGCTTACGTTGCGATACAAGCTGCATAACCAGCTCATACCGTTCGTTATGCAACAAAGTAGCATTGCCGTCTTGATCGTATACAGCCCCTGAAACTAGTTGTAATAACTTTTTAACTCTGGCTGCAGCGTTGACAGCATTAATGGTCCCTTGCTTTGTATACAGAACAGACTCTTCTGCCAAAATGTTGTACATTTTTTGTACAGTGGGTGTAAGCTTTGTATACATAGTCCTGACATTATTGTCTGGAAGATCCATACAGTCTTCGATTGCATGTCGTATAGTAATATCTGATAGCTGATTAGCTACAACAGCTTCAATACCAGGTTTGTCTATCCACTCATTAGCAAAGCCATTAAACTTAGGTGTACAAACTTGGTGTCTAAAAGACCAAAATCTTTGACCTAAACGTTTACCGTCATCTATTAGTAATGCTGGATGCCAGACATCTAGAATAGTATTGCTATTAGGAGTGCCAGACATAGCAATTCTATTATCAAAGTGATGAATAATAGACTTGAGGTTCTTCGATCGTTTGGCTTCTCTGTTTTTGAATGCAGTAAATTCGTCAATGACGATGGTATTAAATCTGCTAAGTAATAATGGATTTTTATGTAAGAAATTAACAGCTTCGAAGTTAGTGATGACGATGTCGTAACTGGTGTCTTCGAAGATTTTTTTTCTGTTTTTGGCATATGCAACTCCGTAATTTAATTCTGGTTTAAACTTTATTATATCTTCTACCCAAGAAGCTTCAAGTATAGATAAAGGTGCAAGTACAAGTGTGGCCCCTTCAGTAGGGTCAATTGCATCTAATACTGCACGAGTTTTACCCGTGCCAGGATCTGATGTAATCAGACAGCGCGGTTGTTGTTTAATAAAGTCAGTGGTTTCAATTTGATGCTGATATGCATCGACGACAGATATCGTGTCCATAGTTCACCTTTCTTAGTTCGTTATTCATTTTTCGTTGTATATAGTTATTTTAACACAAAATTATTTAAAACTCCATTCGCATACTGGATATTCTCCTTTTCCATAAGAACACCACTTGCAGTTGTATTGAGATGGATTAGGTTTAAATCTAGTAGCAGTAGTTAAATTTAATGCTCGCTCTTGTAGTTTTGGCATAAACATCATAGCTTCAGCTCGCGTGTATACTTTCTCAAGAGTGCCACCATGATCTAAATACCAAAATTCTGTATTAAGACTTTCTAGTTCAGGGTATCTAAAAAAAGTAGCAATTGCATACACAAGACCTTGCTGGCTATGTGCAATTTCATTTCCAAATTGTTTACCTGTTTTGTAATCTATTACACGAGCTGATGTATCTGACTCATGTAAAATTGCATCAAGTTTTACTCTAGCCCAAACGTTACGATCCATCCAACCGCAAGGTTCCCAGTCAATTGTAAACCCCCACTCTCCTTCAAGTTCTACATTACTTTCAATATATTGATCTCTAAGTAAGGAGAACTGAGAGCTGAATTTTTTTAAAGAATCTGGCAGTTCGCCCAATTCTGTTTTGACATAGTCTTCAGCCTGTTGGTGTATTTGTGTACCACGTTCGGCTGCTGGACCGTAGTCCTCTTGTATCTTTTTTACTTTATTAATGTAAAGCCGATATGGACAACCTTCGTAAGTTTTTAAAGTAGAATAAGACCAAGCTGGTATAAGTCCCAGCTCCTCTGGTTTGTCCGATGCTATTACATTGTCTAGATCTGGACGAGTATCTTGTAAGTAGTTTCTCAAAATTACTTAGATAATAGTTTTAAATCTTTTTCTTCGAAATGTTCTTTTATAAGAGTTTCTTTAACATTATCGTTAAGTTTCCAATTTATTACAACCCCCCTGGGTATACTAGCGTTTTTGTCAGACGATACTCTTTTTCTTTTTATCAATACATTTTGCCTAGACATAGCTTTAGAAAAGTCTCTTTGAGACAATTTATTGCGACTATCTGTAAGGACATCGTAAACTACTTTGAAGTGCTGCATAGGTACAACAGTTTCAGTTCCTACCTTAGATATCCAATCTTTAATATATCTTTGTGCTGATGCTATGGATCCTGCATCAAATGTGTTTGTAATCTCTATATCTAAAATTTCTACAAAATATTCTAAGTTTCTTTCTTTTATTGCATGTGCAAATTCTTCTAATACAGACATAGAGATCTGTTTCATTTGTTGTTTAGCTTCGTTTTCAAGGGCTGTGTGAGCCATACGATTATCTACCTGGAATGCTTGTAATACACCTGCAAAATAGTACAGCTCTTTTGTTAGATCTTCTAAGTTGTCTAGTAGTTCAGGTATAACATTTTGTAGTTTACTTTCTTGACGAGGCCCTACGTTGTAACGTCTATCTCCTTCTTCTATACGAACTGCATCGCCTCTATTCGTAAGAAAGATAAAGTTACAAAAACTTGGTAGCTCCACCTGGTTTGTACGCATAGCCCGAATAGTAAGTGTGGGCTCTGTAACTTGGTGTTTAAGCTTATCTGCCATCTTATTTGTATTAGACGAATCACTCATACGAAATTCATCAACAACTAAGAATAGAGCTGTACGCATGTATAAGTTAAATTGTTCTTCTATATTTTCTAAAGAACGCATTGGAACTTGTGATTCACCAAATAAAGGTTTCAATATTTTGTGTACAAATAAACCCTTTCCAGTCCCAGGTACGCCTGTAAATATCCATGCAGTCATGGTCTTTCTTTTATTCTGGTATATGTAAGCCAACCAGTTAATGAAATGTTCAAACTCAGTATCACCATTGCCTAATATGTGATGTAAGAGTTTGTATATATTTGGTACGCGTTCTTTTAGTTTTTTAGCAGTGCCATATTCAAGTTGAACAGTTTCTTTAGCTTCTAACATGTAAGGCGTTTTTCTGTACAAGTTTACATAGTAAGGAGCTTCATCTAGTTGTATACCTTTGTCAGAAGATGGATCAAATACTACCTGCGCATCGGGCACGTAATCAGGTAACGTACGATTATGAGTGCGCATGAAGTCATTTAGTGAAGACTTTTGAGTCGGAGTGAGTGGATATTCGTCTGTAAACTGTTGCTTATTCTCATCATAAATACCATTAAAATGAGTATCAGTATAGAAATCACGTAATACAACTGGCTTCAGCTGCTGGTCTCCATGTATTTTATCTGCAAAAACTTCAAATATACTTCGGTAAAACTCAGGGTCTGCCTTTTGTATCTCCCATATGGGCTCGCCCTTAAAGTTATACATGTAATGAGGATTAGAAAGTAAGAAGTAATAACCATTGCTGTCTCCTCCATTTACATTACAGTTCACATAAGGCTCATTTACGCGAACTATATCTATAGTCATCTTATCTGGGTTCTGAAGTACTTCTTGTTGTTCGTTAGCTATAGTTATTGTAGTTATCTTTGAACTCTTCTTTGGTAGATTTAGTTTCTTACGTAAGCTATCTTTTATCTGTATACCTAAGTTGTGTACACGCTCTGGGTTAATATTACTTACATTTAGATCTAATGCAGCTGTTTGTCTTTTTTGTAATATAAACCTGTCTCCTGGTATAGGGTCATCCATGTCCACAAACTTAGGTGCTGATAAATAAATTAATTTACTGTTTTCAGCTACTGAAGGGTCTAGTGTGTAACTTAAACTTTGCCCGTTAGCTGAAAGTTGTAAGTGCTTAGCTAGTATATCTGTTTCATAATTTAAGGTCTTCAACCACTCCTTCAGGGTCTTTGGATGTACAGCGTGCTTTAAGAAAAAGAACAAATGTAAAGATACCTTATCTTCTTTTAGTCCTAATGAAGCGCTTGCTTGTGCTATGTAAGATACATTCTGAAACTCTTCAGGCATATGTAACACAAACTTCTCAGCTAAGGTTCTTACATCAGTTAGATCTTGAGCTGGCATCTGTAAACCATCTACATCTATAACCAATAGCTCAGTCGGTGCGTTACGATCTGCAACCAAAGCCCTGGGCTCGTCCTGTAATTCTCTGAGTAAAAGTCCTTTGTGCAAACACATTCCTGCAGCCGCTGCTGTTTGTAAGCCTTCATAGAAGTCCTCTAGTCCTTTTTGTGTTTTCTTGTAGTTAAAATGATGAGAAGTAAACTTTTTGACTAAAGGGTAAGGTGTTGTTGCTTTTTTTGATATCTCTTTAACTAGTTTTTTCTTTGCTTCTAGGAAAACTATTTCCATGTGGGCCTCCTTTTTCTTTTCTATCTATCTTTATATTTTCATCTGCTACAAAACCAAGCTTACATTGTTTAAGTCCTAAATTAGTAACTGTAACTTCGCAAACAAATTCTCCATCTTTATAGATAAGAACTCCTTGCTTGACTCGTCTAGTTAATATTAGATTCTTCATTTGTTGTAACTGGTGCTATATCCTCCTTCGGCATCTAATGGGAGCTCTGGACACCAAGATAAAGGCGTTTTCATTATATCTATAATCTTATCTAAAGTCTTGTCAGGCTCATAATCTGATGCAAGTGAGATGACCTCGTCGTGTATTTGTAACACAACTGATACTTCAGGTATTCTTTGTATCTCTAACATTTGATCAGTAATAACTATTCGAGCGAGTGCCTGCACTATATTTTCTGTAACTCTGGGACCATGTGTACGTATGTAACTACGGCCGCTAGAGTATGTAAACTCTCCATGTTGGTATTGTAGTTGTGGATATTTAAGATGCATTCCATTGGGTAGTTGTAATGCATTAGTGTCAACGGTCAACGGCCCATAGTCCATACCTATAGAACCACGGTTCATCATTGCAAATAGTAAGTTCTTACAACCAGCCCACAAGAGTGGTATGTTTGGATACATAGCTCGATATTGGCTTACAATATTAAGAGCTGTAGCATCGGTAACTTCAACTGATGGAGAACCCGACTTCAAAGTTGCCTTGAACTTATCAGCTCCCATACCATAACCTAGTCCTAGTATTGCAGTCTTGCCTACATATCTTTCTAGTTTGTCATCTTTTGTAATCTCACGGTTGTATATCTGACTAGCAAATTCACAATATACATCTCTACCAGTTGCAAACGCATCTATAAGATCTTGTTCTTTAGCTAACCAAGCTAGCATCCTAGCTTCGATGTTTGATAAATCAGCTACATACATGAGTTGGCCTGCTGGAGATTGTAATGCAGTACGAAGCTTAGATCCTCTGGGCAGGTTTTGTAAGTTCATCTTTTCTGCACCACCGAAACGGCCTGTGTGTGCAGCATAGTAACGAAGTGGAACAGATATAGTTCCATCTGGGTTTACTGAATCAAGGAATCTAGTAGCTCTTGTTTCTTCTATACGTGACTTGACTGCTTCTCTAGCATCCCATATTGCTTGATGCTCTGGATGAGCCCGGCACATTTGTATGTAACCTGGGTCTGACTTACCAAGCGCTGGTATCATCTTACCTGTACGACCACTCTTTTTCTTTGGTATTACAATCCCCAGCTCATCGGTCAAGTGTTGTGTAAACTTTACTTGAGACGCTAGAACTTCTCTTGTAAGCCCACTAGCTTCAATCAGATTAGATGTAGTTTGTTTTACATTGTCTCTATGTTCTTCTAGTAGTTGTTTGTTTAATACTATTTTGGGTTCTACAAACATTCTACAAGTAAGATCAATAAGGTCTAACTCCTGCTGTGGATAAGTAGGTAAAAAAGCATTGAAGATATCATAAGTAAGATCTACGTCTTGTATGCAGTAACCAGCGATGTCTTCTTCTATATCGGGTGGTAAGTCTTTGATACCTTTTGCTGTTACTAACTCATCTCCTTTACGTTTAGTAGCATCGTTTGGAAACACACGCATGGCCACTTCCTTTAAGCTTGCACTTTGGTTTGGATACACACCACGGCTCATAGCAGCTGTGTCGTAGTAATATTTTGGTATAACTCCATAATGATGGGTAAGTATGTACGCATCAAATAAAGTGTTGTGACAAACTACAGCAGTGTCTGACCAGTCTATAGATTGTAATACTTCGAAACATTCATCACCTGGGATCCATTGTGTGTCATCATCATCAAACTTAAGTCCAACACCCCATACAGAAAAATTTTCGTCGTTTACATACTGGGCTGTAGTCATTTTTGTAAGACTAAAACGAACGTCATAGTACGTTTCAAAGTCTAAATATAATTTACGCATAGTTTCTCCTAAACAATTTTGTGACCAGCTGCCTCCATTTGTTTACACCAATCGATATATTCACTAGTTTTTGCTCTCTCCCAACCTTTCTGTTTACTAGTACACATGTTATATGCAATAGAGACCTTCACTCGCTTCCATTGTATGTAGGGCAAGTCTTCGGGTATTGTATAAATGTAAGGGTGTATCGGGTTTCTTTTAACGTAAACGTAGCTGGGTGGCACCTTAATTACTCCTTAATTAATTTGACATTCGCAAAAATGTCTCTATAACAGAGAGTATTGCATAATGGTGTGCAATAGTAAAATATAAGGTGAAACTATGGCTACTTTTACAAGTGACTCAGTTAGCGGTAATTCTTCATTCAAACCATTTCCAAGTGGTACGGTTGGAGTTAGATACGCTAGCTTTAATGTAACGGCTGCACCTAACGCTGATGACGTATACCAAATGGTAGATGTCTTTGCAGGTGAAACAGTGCATGACGTTAAAATTAAATCAAGTGACTTAGATGGCGGCACAGCTTTAGTCTTCGGTGTTGGTGATGGCGATGATACAGATCGGTACATTGCAGCTTCAACATGTGGACAAGGTGGTACTGCTGACGAGCAAGATGCAGACGTAGCTCCTAGAACTTACAGTGCAGACGATACAATTGATATTATTTGTGAAGTCGCGCCTGGAAGTGATGTTGCAACAGGAACGCTGCAACTATGGGTGTACGTATCTTAAGTTGATTAAAAATTGAGCTAACGTCAGGA